GATTTCCACGCCGACCGCGTCGTAGCTCTGCCCCAGTGCCTTGTTCAACGCGATGCTGTCCTGGATGGATTTCTGTTGAGCGGCCATGATGGCGCCGCGGGCACGGAACTGCTCGGCGCTGACGAAGCCGCCGCCCGGCAGTTGCACGGCCGGCTCGCCTTCCTCGAGGCCGCCGGCCGGCGGCGGGCCCTCCAGTCCGGGCCGCTGGGTCTGGAGGAATTTCATGAGATCCTGACTGGCCTTCAGGCTGCGCTGATAGGCGTCCGTGCGCTCGTTGGTGACATCAATGTCGCGTTGCGCGGCTACCGCTTCGCCTTCGAGGCCGGTCGTCATTTGCACGATCTGAGCTAGCTCAGCCCCTCGGGCGCCGCGGAGTCTGGCCTGTGCCTCGATGGTCTTCGTGACCGCATCGGTCTGGATCTTGATCAACTCGGTGGCGGCCTGCTCGCGCTGCGTGCTGTCCTTGGCATTCGCCCAGAGGACAGCGTTTTGTTTCAGCCGTGCCTGGATCTCGAGATTGACGCTGTCAAGGTCGCGCTGCGCCAGCTCCACCCCGCTCGCGGTCGTCTGCTGATAGGCGAGGTCGGCGATCTGCAGGGCCCCGAGCGTCTTCGCGAGGGTGATCGCGGCCGCATTGAGTGCCTGAATGCGCTCTTCCCGTAGCCGGTCGATTTCACTCTGGCCGCCGCCCCCGAGGCCCGACAGCATGCCGGTGCCTGGCGGCAGCGCGCCGGCCGTCCGCGTGAAATCCATGGAGCCGGCCAGATCGGCCAACACCGCCGCCGCGCTGCCGCCGGGCATCGTCGGGGCCGCGCCCGCCGTTGGCCCCATGCCGAGACCGCTGAAATTTTGCAGGAACCAGAGGAAGGTTTTGTTTTGCCCGAGCTCGGCGGTGAACTGTCGCACCGCGCCGAGCATCGAATAGAGATTGTCGCGGACGACGTCGCCGAGCTTCGTCCAGGCCTCGCGTCCCTCATTGAGGAGTTTGGCCTGCTCCTCGCGATGCTTCACGACCGCATCGGTCGTATCGATGATTTGCGTCCGCGACTTGTCAATCAGCGCGGTCGCGACACCTTGGGCCCGGCCGAAGTCGTTGAGCATGTCGACGTCTTTGCCCAACGCGCGCGCGTGATTGTCGATGGCCTGGCTAGCGTCGATAACGATGCCGATCTGGCGCAGCATGCGCGTGTTCGCGCTCGCGACCGCCACCACGATCTTTTGGAACGCGTCCTCCGTCGTGGTGCCCATCAACACCGCACGCTCGCGGGCAATTTCCATGAAGCGGACGAGCTGGTCGGGCTTGAGGCCTTCTTGAAGCCCCTGCGCGGCCTCGCGGGCGACGTTGCTGAAGTCGATCGTGTCGCCGGAGGCCCGACGCAACGCCTCGCTGAGGGCCGAGGCATTGACGCCCATCGCGCTCGCCATACTCTTGAAGGCGAACTGCGCCTCGTCGGCGGCGGCCGACATCTTGACCGCCTCGATCGTGACCCGCCCCAGCTCCTCGGCGACCCGCGCGAGCGAGATCCCGGAAAAGATGTTGAAGATCTGCTGCGTCGCACTGGCTTTCTGCCCCAGATCGCCTAACGACTGGTTGACCTGCTGCATGTCGCTGCGGAACTTGGCGGTATTCGCGACGAGCTCGACGACCAGCTGGCCGATAGTGGGCATGGCGTTACTCCCTGGCGAAGGTCACGAGGCCGCGCGCATAGAAGGCCGCGCGGAAGTGCGCCTCTTCTTGCTCGCGCGTCAGCGGGCGGCGCTCGCGGTAGAGATCGAAGTCGTCGAGGGTATAGGGCTCGTGCTTGGGATCCCGGTTGACGTTGGCGAGGATCGTGGCGATCAGCGCCGCGTGCCGGTCGGCCCGCTCGTCGCTGATCGGCGCGAACAGATCGAGGCCGCGCCAGGCCGTGAACTCCTCGGCCGACATGCGGGCCACGAGTTCACCGACGGTCAGCCCGAGGTGACGGGCGAGGCGGAAGGCGAAGCGCCATTGGGGGCTTCGCTGGATGCTTCCCCCACGCGGGCGACCTCCGACGCCGTCATGACGTTGACGCGCATGGCCGCCAGACAGAGTCGTTCGATCGCCGTCGCCGCTTGCTGGGCGAGCTGGGGCTCATCCTCGGGATGAAAGAGCCGGCGGCCCTGGGCGTCGCAGGCCGTCGCGATGACGTAGCGCACCAGCCAGAAGTTGTAGCGCGCCGGATCTTTCTTGCGATCGATGGTCTCGAACGGGCCGTTCTCGGTCTCGAATGCGAGCCGCTCGACCAGTGAGAGCGAGCGCACGCCGAGCTCGACGTCGTCGCCCCACTCCGGCACGGCGACGTTCGTCACCTTCGGCGCGGCCCCGAGAATGCGCTGCCGCAGATCCTGCACGATTACACCTCCACCACGGGCCCGGTCAGCCGCAGATCGAGCGTGACCTTGACGACGTTGTCGGCGGCGACGTTGCCGGGCATCCCCGCGACATAGGCCGCGAAGTTCCACACCTTGCCGTTGACCCACGTGATCTTCCAGTTACGCACCGGCGAGGCCGAGTTGATGAAGTCATTGCGAATGAGGCTGTGCATGGTGTCGCCGGGAATGTATTGGAGCTCACAGCTCATGCGCCCGAAGTCCGCGAGGCCGCCCTTGAACTCTTTCGCGGTCGAGCTGAGATCCGTCACGTCGATCTCGGCCTTCGTCGAGGCGGGCCCGGAAATCGTCATGATGCCCGAGACGGCCGTGAAGACCTCCGGCGAGCCGCCATCGCCGCGGGCGAGGACCGTGCCTTGCGTGAGAACTGCGTTCTGGCTCACTCTCGTCCTCCCGCGCTACGCACTGGTTCCAATCAAGACGATCTTGTAGACCTGGTTCGCGCCCGTGATGCGAAGCAGGTCGCCGGTGCCGGCCGTCACCGGCCAGCCGGCGTTGGCCGCGCGCGCCGTGAAGACGCCGCCGGCCGGCAGCACGACCGTGAAGGTGGGCCCGCCGAAGGGCCCCACGAAGGTATTCGTCGGCGCGCCGCCGATAGTGAGCGTCCCGGTATTGCTCCCGAGTGCCTCGATCATGATCAGCTTGATCTTCGCGAACGTCACGGCCACGCCGAGCGTCGAGAGGTTGCCGGCCGCCAGATCGAGATCCTCGTTGCCGCCGCCGGGCACCGTGCGCTGGCCTTGATAGCTCACGTCCGCCTGGTTCGCGCCGACCCCGCTCGTGATTTGCCACGGGCTGCTGTAGTTGAGCGCGACCGAGCTCGGCGCGAGGTCGGTGGCGCCTTGCGCCGTCTGCGTCACCTGGGCTTGGGCCGTGACCTGTCCGGTCAGTGACATAGCCTCTCCTTCACGCCGATCGGACGGCGGCGGCGACGTCCTCGAGCTTGTCGCGCGCGATCGTCGCAAACGCCGCCACCGCGATCTGCCCATCCGCCTGGAGCGTCGGCGTCATGAACGGCTGCGGCGTCTGATATTTCGTCCCGAGCTCCTGGAATCGGCCCCAGAAGGCTTGCTTGGACGGCCCCACCTTCACCGTGGCCCGATCCTTCGCGAGGCTGACGCGCGTCGCGATGGATTGCGAGAGCGGCAGTGGATAGGCCTGCCCCTTGCGGATGACGCGATGATGCGGATCCTTCGGCGCGCGCCGCTGCATCCCATCGACGAAGACCTTGCCCGCGGCCGTGAGTCCCGCCCGCACGACCTTGTCCTGCATCGCGTCTGGCAAGGCGCGGATTGCCGCATCGAGTTCCGCGAGGCCTTTGATCTCGACGGTAACTTCGATCATGGCCACCGCTTCCAGGTCTGCCGCGCGCTGCTCGAGAGATCCGGCACCGGGATCTGCAGACTCTTGGCGCTGATGCGCGCCTCGCCGAACTCGAGCGTCTCGGTCACGTCCTCGACGTCGAGGATGCGATTGCGCCACAAGACGCGCAGCGCCGGGATCGTGTCGCGAAAGCCGAAGAGATCCCCGCGCCAGCGAATGCGGAAAAAGTAACGCTCGTCGCCGACTGATTCCGGCGCCGCCCAGATCGTGGGCTCGACCGGGAGCGTGATCCAGGTGTCCGTCGCCGTGTCGTGGCGCTGCAGCGTGATCTGCTCGCGGTAGGCGCCGGCTTCCATCACACCGACCAGATCGTCTTGTAGTCGGCCATCAGCCAGTAGAAGGTCGGCGGCAGTTGCGTCAGCAGGCTCCGGTTGTCGTAGCGATAGGCGACGACCTGCTTCATCCAGACCTTGATTTCCTCGGGCACCTTCGTTGCCGCGCCATAGCCCGCGGTGAAGACCACCGTCACCGCATTCGGCTGCCAGCGTGTGACCGGCCAGATCGTGCCGTAGGCCGGCGCGATCTCGCCCGGCTCCGACTGCGTGTCGACGACATAGAGCGAC